CGCCAGGATCCACGATGGCGTGGCAGGGCGGATGACAGAGATGGGGTTGGCGGCGGCCTTCGCAGAGAGGTTCGCTCGCCGCTTCGATGCGCCTCAGGCGTAGGAGGTCGATGACATGGGTGGCGTTTTCAACAGGCGGGACACGGTGGTTCGGCCCCTCGATGAGGAACTCAAGGAGTGCGGGTTCGACGCCGACAAGATGATGGGCGACATCGAGCGGAACATCGGTCTCGTGGAGGACTTCCAGCGGCCGACCGGCGCGATGCCGGCTCCGGGTGGCGTCCAGACCACCGAGGACGAGGACACCGACAACAGCGACGATGACGACGACGGCATCGACGCCATCGGTTTCTTCCAGGGTGAGGACGAGGACGGCGGCGACGACGACGACTCCTACCTCGACGAGGACGACGACTTCGATGTGGAGTCCCTCACGGAGGAGATCATCGAGGAGATGGGCCTCGCGGGGATGAACCTTGACGAGGGCGTTCTCCAGGCCATCAAGAAGAAGATCAAGTCGGCCGTCGAGAAGGCCAAGGCCAGGCTGGCGAAGCTCTTCAGGAAGCGCCGCAAGGGCAAGGCCAAGACCGCTGGCAGGGCCTACCGCAGGACCCACAAGAAGCAGATCGCCAAGCGGCGCAAGATGCGCCTCAAGAAGTTCGGCGGCGTGAAGGGTCTCGCCAGGGCGCACAAGGCCGGCAAGCGGATCGTGATGCAGGGGATGGACTCCCCGGGCATGGGCAAGCTGGCGGAGCTTCGTGAGGAGCTTTCGCAGAGCGGCGCTGGCGACATCACCGGCGAGGTGCTCCTCCCCGAGGAGACCACACTCAACGCCGGCTGGCTCGCCGTCAAGCTGGGCACGATCTTCGAGGCCATGGGCGACGCCGAGGCCGGGCAGATGCTCTACAGCATCTCCGACGCGGCAGCCAAGCTCTCCGAGGAGTTGGAGGGCGTGGCCGAGGAGGACATGACCGAGGAGCACGAGGAGAAGCTCCAGAAGATCGTGGAGGCCGTGGCCAAGGCCCTCGGCACCTACGAAGACCTGGGTTCCCCCTCCCTCTTCGAGGCGCTCGACGCCAACCCGGACGCGGACTCCGTGTTCGAGGGAGACGACGAGGACGAGGACGAGGACGAGGACGAGGACGAGGACGAGAACGGCAAGAAGAAGTGCTAGCGCCGTTTTCGTGATGTGAGAGGGGCGATGCGATGGGTGCCGGTCAGTCTGCTACTCGAAAGGGCGAGGCTCTTCAAGGGGCTTCGTACCAGTAGCGGGCGCCGGGAGATGTTGGGGTTCGGAGGAACACGTCGCGACATCATCGGCTTCGAGACCAAGGGCGAGCGGAAGGTCGTCCCGAAGCGCAAGAGGCCGAAGAGGAAGCTGGGCGACATCATAGCCAGGACCCCGTTGAAGAGGCGTTGATCATGGGAGCAGAGCTACTCATCGAATCCACCCCGTTCACCTTCACGCTGGAGGAGTCCAAGGACAAGCCCGGCAAGGTGATCGCGCGTGGGCAGTTCGCCCGCTTCGACCGGCCGACCGAGAACAAGCGCTACTACGGGCGTCACCTGTGGGAGCGTGAGATCAAGCGTCTTGACGAGTCGATGAAGACTCGGAAGGTCATGGGCGAGTTGGACCATCCGGCCGATGGCCGCACCAAGCTGACGCGGGTGAGCCACCTGCTGACCGGTCTTCGGATCGAAGGGCAGGAGATCATCGGCGAGGCAGAGGTGATGGATACCCCGAACGGGCGCATCCTCAAGGCCATCATGGCGGCTGGGGCTCAGGTGGGCGTCAGCAGTCGAGGCTTCGGCTCGACCAAGGCTCGCTCGGACGGAATCGACGAGGTGCAAGAGGACTTTCGCCTGGACACCTTCGATTTCGTGGCCGACCCAGCGACTCGGACGGCCTACCCGGATGTGTTCACCGAGGAGCGGGCCAAGATTCCGGAGGATGACATGGGAGTGACCACCGAGGAGTTGAAGAAGAACTACCCCGGGATCGTCGAGGAGGTCCAGCGAGAGGGCCTCAGGGGTCTCGAAGAGCAGGTGGAGGCGCGGCTCACCGACTCCTTCTCCATGAAGCTCCGCGAGGCCATCGAGAAGGTTCGTGCCGAGGTGTACGAGCAGGTGGTCAGCGAGGCGCAGTCCGACCCCAATGTGGCAGGCGCCAAGCAGATCCTCGAACGCATCGCGTCCATGGTGGCGTCCTTCGGGGTGCCCCATCAGGCCCTCAAGGCCATCGAGGAGAAGGACTCCGAGATCTCGGATCTCCGTGACAAGCTCGCCGAGAGGGAGTTGGAGATCAAGGCGGCTCGTGAAGAGACTGCCGAGATGTCCAAGCTCGCCAGGGAGGCGGCCTACACCCTGCGGCTGGAGCAGAAGATCGCTGGGCATTCTTCGGCCGACACCATCCGCAAGCTCATCGGCGACGTGTCGAAGTTCGAGAAGGTCGAAGACCTCGACGGGAAGATCGAAGCCCTCCTCAAGGAGTTCACGAACGCCAACGAGGAGGACGAGACCGTCGAGGAGCTTCGTGGCCGCGTGGCTGACCTCGAAAAGGAGCTTCAGGGCGCCAAGGAAGAGGTCCAGAAGGCCAACAAGCGCACCCTGGAGGCCATCGAGGTCGGCGAGGCTGCCGAGTCGATGCTCCATCTGGAGCGCCGATTGGTGGCCAACCCCTACGCGGATCAGGTCCGGACGGCTGCGGCCCGGCAGGGCATCAAGTCCATCGAAGACGCGGATGCCCTGTTGGAGAGCTTCGTGCCGCATCGTCGCCCGGACGAGGACGAAGCGGAACGAATCCGGGCGGCCATCGCCCGGGGCAAGCAGCGGTCTCTGGAGGAGGACACCAACGGGGGCCGAGGGAATGGCAAGGGCAATGGACAGGTGGGGAACCCACTGTCCGAAGTCGGGATCGAACTCAGCGAGGATGAGTTCGACCATCTGTCCGGCCAGGGCCAGAGGTTGAACTCGTAAGCCTGGTCTCAAGGCCGAGCAACGGAGGGAGTTAGGATGGAAGCGAGGCACATGACCGAGGCTGGCCAGAGGACCATCAGGGACGAGTCCTACACGGGCCAGTTGGTCGAGAAGTACGGGCGGTTTCTGAAGGGCGTCCCCGACCCCTACACCAAGCGGGTCATGGGGATGCTCTTCGAGAACCAGTTGCTCGACATGAAGCGGCAACTGGTCGAGGACACGCTCTCCGTCAACGCGGGCGCGTACACGAAGTACATCTTCCCGGTGCTCAGGCGGGTCTTCCCGAACCTGATCGCCAACGAGATCGGCTCCGTGCAGCCGATGACCGCGCCGGTGGGGGCCGTGTTCTACTTCGAGTACAAGCACGGCAAGAGCAAGGGGCAGACCGTCGCCGGCTCGAACCTCGTCCAGAACTTCGACGAGCTTTACTCGTCGGAGAAGGTGCAGTACGAGCAGTTGGCCGGTCCGCTCGCAGCGGGCGACTGGTCAACGTCGGCCGGCTCCGCCATCTGCCAGTACACCCCCGTCCGTCCGCTGGACACCGATCTCGGCTACAGCGTGACGGTGCAGGAGGTGACCTCGGCAGGTGTGGTGCGGCAGACCTGTGTGGACGACGGGACCGGCGGGTTCACCGGCGACTACACGGCCGGCAACATCAACTACGCCACCGGTCAGATCACGGCCTTCCAGTTCTCCGGTGCCACCCTCGTCAACAGCATCGTGAGGGTGACCTACTGGTTCGACTCGGAGGCCAACCGGCAGGTGCCCGACATCTACATCGACATCTCCTTCGAGCCCATCCAGGCCACGACCCGGAAGCTCAAGGCGAGGTGGTCGAGCGAGGCGGCGGACGACCTGAGGGCGTTCCACGGCATCGACTCCGAGACGGAGTTGGTCTCCGGCATCTCGCAGGAGATCGCCCTGGAGTTGGACCGGGACATCCTGGGCCAACTGTTCCTCGCGTCGGCCGGCATCACCGGCACCTTCGACTTCACGGTCCCCGCTGGCGTCAGCGAGGTGGACCACATCCGGTCGGTCCTCACGCGCATGAGTGCGGTGAGCTTCCAGATCCACAAGCAGACGCTCCGCGCGCCCGCGAACTGGTACGTGACCTCCCCCGAGGTCTCGGCGAAGCTCGTCCAGCTTCAGACGCACGGCGACTACCGGCCCCCGTGGGTCTCGACGGGTGCCAACCCGTACCAGCCCTACGACGGGACGGTCGTGCCCCCCTCCTACGGGCCGCTGACCTCGCATCAGGGCATCCTGAAGCTCGGTCCGCTGTCCAACAAGTGGTGGGGCTACCAGGACCCGTTCTTCGCGTCGAACCAGATCATGCTGGGGCTCCGGGGGCAGAGCTACCTCGACGCCGGCTTCGTCTTCGCGCCCTACGTGCCGCTCCAGATGACGCCGACGTTCCTCGATCCCGAGGACCAGTCGTACCGGAAGGGGCTCCGGACGCGCTACGCGACCAAGCTCCTGCGGTCCGAGTGGTTCGGCCGCGTGACCATCACGGGTGGCCTCTAGGCTATCCCGAGGTGTTGGACCGAGGCGCTCCTTTGATTCGTCAGGGGTCGTCACCCTGACACGGAGCAGGTGACGGGAGGGTCGGCATCGGCTGGCCCTCCCGTTTCCATATCAGGGACCGGCACCTGGGGTGCCGCTCCTTCGGAGGTGCGGGATGGCTCTGTCGAGGCAACTGAGGGAGGCAATGGGTCGTCCCGAGCCAGCCACCGGGCCTGAGCCTCTCGTCGAGTTCAAGATGATCGGCTTCAGGGCTGGAGCGGCTGGCCGGCGGCACACTCCTGACGTGATTGCCAGGATCAAGGCCCACCGCAAGTACGTCTCTGGGACTGGGGAGACTCGTGGCAAGCTCGTGCCGACTGTCGAGGTGTGGGTCTCGAAGGACGGCAAGAAGGCCAAGTGGCTTGCCAGTGGGGCATTTCACAAGGCGCTGGAGCCTCTCATCCTCAAGGCGATGGAGAAGGAGGGGGCGTACCCGAAGAAGGGCGGCTACACAGTGGAGCCCGAATCGGTCGGTCTCGCCGAGATCGGTCAGTTCCATGTCCAGAACCCATACTCGGATGACGCCTACCTGGCAGTGAGGGCTGACAGCGACGCAATCGCCAAGCTCGTCATCGAGGCATTCAAGAAGGTCGTGAAGCCGGGTGGCGGTGGTGTCGTCGGGTCGTCGAGCTACAAGGCCCACGGGACGGTTGAAGGGGGAAGTGGTGAGTACACCTACCACTACAACTCCTTCGGCATCGGGGACTGAAAGGAGGCCGTGATGGCCAGGAAGTTCAAGAAGGCGTCTCCCGGGTATCTCGCCCTGGATGTTCGGGGTGGGTCCAGAAGCGTCGGAGACGACGAAGTGCTCGAAGGCGCGGCGTGGGCCAAGTTCGTGCCTCTCGGGATGCTCGTGGAGATCACCGACGAGGAGGCCCCTGTGGCGCCTTCTCCGGCTCCGAAGCCGGCACCACCCCCAGAGCCCAAGGCGACCCCAAAGGAGGCTCCAGAGGTCAAGGTGGAGCCAGAGAGCACCACGAGGGACGATGAGCCGACCACGGAGTCTCGGCCAGAGGCGAGGAAGTCTCCGGCGAAGTCTCCGGCTCCTCCTCCTCCGGAGGAGAAGAAGAGCGAGGGCAGTACCACGAAGTCCCATGCCTCGAAGCTCGCCAAGTCAACGGCGAAGAGCGGAGCAGGGGCGGCGAAGCGGCGGCGTGGCAAGAAGGCATCGTCCTGAAACCTCAGGCGGCCTACAATGGGCGTAGGAGGCTCAGGAGATGTCGTGTTCGGACCCCACCAACAAGGATGAGGCCCTCGGCTGGCTGAAGCGCAGATTGGGCTGTGGCGTCGTCGTGCTCGAACTCACGAATGAGCACGTCGAGGATGCCTTTTGCGATGCCATCCGGTGGTGGATCTCCAAGAAGGGCATCAAGCGCCATGCGGTGGTCACCGTCACCCAGGGCATTCAGGACTACCAGATGCCCGACGATACCGACGAGGTGGTCTGGGTCTCCTTCCCAGGTGTCCAGCTTGACGTGATCGCGGCCATCAACCCCTATGCTTTCATCGACGTAGACCAACTTCCTGTGGCCTACCAGAGCATCACTGGGGTCCCAGGCGGGAGCTTCTACGGCACCTACCATCAGATCATCCAACACGCGGAGACGGCGCGGCGCGTCATCGGCTCGGAGCCGGCCTGGGATTACCACAAGGACACCAACCTCCTATCGATCTATCCTCATCAGCATCAGTCCGGTACCCTCGTGGCGCGCTACGCCTCGAACAAGCTCGTGGTGGACGACCCGACGCCACCGGCCACGACTCCCAAAAACGATTTTGCCAACCTGAGGTTCCGGGACCGGGACATCATTCTCAGGTACTCCGTGGCGCGGCTGAAGGAGACCCTCGGAAGGATCCGCTCGAAGTACACCGAATGGCCCTCGGCCGGCGGCTCGAAGAGCATGGACGGTGACACCCTCCTCGGCGAGTCGGCAACCGAGATCGTGGACCTCAACAACGAACTCATCGGGCTTTCCGACCCGGTGCCATTCATCGTAGGGTAGCTCGATGAACCTGATCCCTCTCAGCCTCCTCATCGAGAAGAAGGGCCGGAAGGCGGCTCGGGGTGGTCTGACGAAGAAGCCACCCAAGCAGAAGCCGAAGCCCGGGGGATCGCAGGCCAAGGCGGCGGTGGATAAGGTTCCGGCGCAGTTGGCGCACTGCGTCTTGGCGGTTCGAGGGGGGCAGCCCAAGCACGCGAAGAAGGCAGGACGCAAGAAGTACGACACGCGGGCGGCGTGGAACATCTGTCGATGGAGCCTGACGCGCTACGGCTACCTCAAGCCCCCCTACAAGATCAACGCGAGGCTCGCCAGTCTGAGGCAGACGCAGAAGGGTTCCCGGGCCACCATGAAGCACGCGATGGAGAAGGAAGGCCCTGCAAAATATAAGCGATTCAAGGACTTGTTCCGGCAGATAGAGCCGGATGTCGTGTGAGGAGGCCCAAGATGAACCACGAGAGGATGCTGGACGAGGAGTTGGGGCGGCTGGTCATGGCAGAGGCCAGGCCGGGAAGTGAGAACCTTCTTGGGCCCAAGGGCACAACGCCGGAAAACCTCGACGAGTGGCAGCGAGTCAAGCGCGGGAAGTTCCGTCCAGAGCTTGAGAAAGAGAACGATCTCGAAGACATCGACATGGCCATCATGGCCTTGGACAAGGCGCAGAAGATCGCCTTCCAGAAGGCCGAGATCGTTGCCGGCAAGGGGTCTGAGGACTACAGCCTCGCTTCGGCTCTCATCGGGACGAGGGATGACCTCAAGTACGCGAGGCGCGATGTCGAGAAGGGGAAGAAGAGCCCGTGGTGGAAGACCCAGGAACGCAACGACTGGCCGTTCATCAAGCAACTTCAGAACGCCTACAAGAAGGCGTCTCTGGACGCACAGAAGAACGCCGAGTGGGGGCTCAAGTGGTCTGAGAGGGTCCTCGACACCCTGCGAGAACTGAAGACGGTGCTGAAGGAGTCCGTCAACGAGGGCATCGGCGGTGATGTCGAGGCGGTCCGTGGTGATGCCGTCTTCAAGGCTTTCCAGCAACAGGTGAATGCCGGCCGGAAACAGGGCGACCTTGAGCGGTCGCGAAAGGACCCGGACGGCATCGACGATCTCGTGGACTGGTTCAACGAGAATGCAGCGGCAGAGATCCATGCTGCGATCCAATCGCTGAAGGTGCTTGAGCACTACGCTGGGACTGGCATCCTCGGGGCTGACAACCGGACACGGCGAGCGGCGGCAGACCTCACGGCAGAGTTGAACGCCGTCTTCTACCGCATCGGCCAACTGGCAGGGCTTCAGCAGAAGAAGGCGTAGCTGGAGGTAGGGGCGATGGCGCGGGTGGTAGAGCGGTTGACAGAAGACGCTTCGGATCGGAAGCGCATCGAGCAGGCCGTCATGAAGTGGATCGGCATGGGGACCTCCGTGTCATCCCTGACTCACTTCCTCAACAACAACGAGGGCATGGCGGTCAGCAAGGCGATGGTGCAGGGCGCCGTCAACCGGCTGGTCAAGGCCGGCAAGCTCCGGCTGGACCCAGAGCGCACGCCGAAGCTCTACCTTCCTGTCAAGGAGGCCCTCGACGAGGCCACCTACCACAGCAAGAGTGGGAAGTTCACGAACCCGAAGGCGGCTCACACTGTCACCAAGGGCGGCGAGCGGTTCAAGGTGGTGCGCCAGCTTCGGCGCATGAAGCCGCCGCAGAAGATGAAGCCTGACCTGGGCCTCGACGATGAGAAGTCCGCGCCAAAGCCCAAGGCCGCTATAACATATTGTGGACATTTATTTCTGGGATTGTGATTGTTGCTGTGGCGTTCTTGATTTCATAGTCTGGTTCATTAGATTCTGGTGCAGAATAGACTTTCTTAACTTCGAACTTGCTGAATAACC